GCTGTGAGAGTATGTAGGCGATTATCTTAGCTATTTTCATTCATCTCCATCCTTTCTGCGAGCTCTGACTTGAAAAACCGCCAGAGCTTAGGTCCTACCTTGTGAGCAGGAATATCTCCGTTCCTTGCCCATTTACGCAAGGTACCCGTGTCTATTCCGATGTACCTTGCCGCCTGTTCCGTATTCATCATCTCAGGGAACTGTGTCTTTTTGTACATAACGCACCTCACTTACACCGCCATATATTTGTTTATAAAATATGTCTGACCTTTTCCGGTTACCTTTGTTGTACGATTTATTCTTATCGAACCGTCCGGATTGTTCACCGTGCTTTCCTTGACTTCAAACAATCCCATTTCCATTGCTCTCTGTGTGGGCATATTGTGCGAATTGCCGCCCTTTATCAGATAACCGTCCTGCCTTAACTGCTCGAATAACCTTTTCTGTCCTGTCTGAACGCCGTTTTGCTTAAGGATTTTCGCAAGGTCGCCTATCAGTATGGATGTGTGTGCCGTTTCGACTGCTCTTGCAAATAACACTTTAGGCTTGTCCTGCTCAACCTGTGCTTCTAACTCTATACGCTTTGCTTTTTCTTCTTTGAGCTTTGTTGCAAGCTGTATCAGAAAGTCCGGAGACGTCAGAGCATACTCAAGTGTATCGTCTGTCATATATGCACCGTTTCTGCGTATTGTTGGCAACACCTCGTCAAACACCCAGCTCTCAAACTGTTCAGCCGCAGGAAGCTTGCTGTGCGTTATCAGGCGGTAGACATTGCCCTCGTTGATAAATTTTGCATGCTGTTCTCTGCCCATGTTGTCGATGAGGTCGTGAAACACTACCCCATCTTCTTTACAATGTCTTGCAAGTGCGTCTTTTGTGTTTGAATACCCGAGTGCCTTTGCAATGTCCGAGCCACAGAACAGCACTGTGCCGTTCTCATCAATTGTCCTTATCTCGCCAAACTGGGCGTTGTTGAAAATCTGTAAATTGTTCATGTATGTCCTCCTTTAATCTTTAAAAAATGGTATGTACTTTTTATCACAGTAAACTAGTTTTACTCCTAATTCATCTGCAATTTTTTCAGCAACCTTTCGACTGTTATTTGCCCCGCACATAAAACATTTAATCGTGCTTTCTGTAAAACCAATCTTCTTCGCAAGTTTATAATATGTCATCCGCTTACTCTTAAGATTTTCTTTGGCAAAATGCCTAAATTCATCGTACATATTCCTACCTCCTTTCAGCAAATCAACAAATTTCGTTTGATACTATTGACACAAGTTGATAAAACTGTTACTATTAAATCAACAAAGTTTAAAAATTGTAAACTTTCCTTTAGTCTGTCAGCTAAACTTGAACTAAAGAAAAGTTGGAATTTCATCAACCGTATACGCATATTATAGTTGATATTATT